GATTCCAAGCCTATCGATGTCGCGGCCTCTGCGGGGCTCATCATTGCTATCGCGCTCAACCAGTGCGGAGCTCCTACCCCCTGCATTAGCCATCTCGACATCAGTAGGCTGCACCCCCAGCTCCTAGAAACACTCCTCACGGGGTGTTTCTAGGACAGGGTTCGGCATCAATGGGACGGGTTGCTTTCTCACGCACTGTGGGGGACATGCCCTCTTTGAACGTGTGCACCCAACTGGTTCCTGATACCAGGCGCAGGGTCAGAGTGCGCTACGTGCGGGACCGCATCACCGGGGGTTACCTTAAGAAGGTTGTCCCCGAGCCGATGCGGGCCTACAAGCGGCGCATGGTGACCTGTGTGAAATATGTTCCCAAGTATTACATCGACATGCCTCTGCGGGACGGGATCAATGATTCCGACTTCCGCATTGTGGAAGGCAGGTTGAAAGCACCCATCTATCCATATGGGAGAGAATTGGTGGGTCGTATATTTGGGGATGTGATGATCACGGCGTCAGCTTATGACACACACAACCTGCAGGCCGCCTTTAGGAAGAGGCTCGCCCCAAAGATGCCGGACCCTGATCCTGGCAAGCTTGTGCGTATGCGCAAGTTTGTTAGGAGGATCCTCAATGAGCATTTCAAGCCTTTGCCTTTCGCTGACGCGGTGACACGTCAGCGTTGGTTTGAGGAGTGGTTGGCTCACTACAATAAACCACTGAAAACGAAGGAAGAATTCCGTGAGATTTACTTGAGCTTAGGAGTGCTTACAGAGGATGATTACCGATGTAAGTCCTTTGCTAAAAAGGAGTTTTACGCGAAGGAAAACCTTCCTCGCTATATAAACAGTCGGACGAATAGGTTTAAGGCACGTGTTGCCGGATCCTGCCACAAGATAGAGGAGGCCATCTTTCATGGTGTATGGGAGAAATTCTTTGTCAAAGGTAGGAAAGTTTCCGAGCAGCCGTTGCTTATAAGCCGAATGGGGTGCTTCCCATTGTTTCTTCAGACCGATTATACTAGCTACGAATCTGGGTTCAGTCCAGAATACGTCGACGCCGTTGAATGTGAGCTGTGGCGGTTCTTTTTGTCGGAGAACCCCGACCTGCTTGAGGACTATATGAAGGTGTATCAAGTGGGCGGACAGCCAAGGAAGGAGCACCTGGATGGCAGGTACTTCTACGGTAAGGTGTATGGGGCCAGGATGTCAGGGGAGATGTGGACATCGCTGGCGAATGGGTTCTCAAACCTCATGAATTTTTGGTTTCTTTGTGAGGAGAAGGGTGTTTCCAGGGAACTCGTCGACGCTTTGGTTGAAGGGGATGACGGCCTCTTTGGCATGGCTGAGGAATTTCTGACTGAACAGGACTTTGCCGATTTGGGGTTTAAGATCAAGATGGAGTACGTTCGGGTGTTGCAAGACACCTCGTTCTGTAGCAACATATTCCACCCAACCACGAATCAGCAAATGATCTCACCGGAACAAATTGTCCGGGTTAATTGGACCTGTAACCCGCTCTACCAGAGGGCGTCCATGGTTGTCCAACGCAGACTGCTTAAGAGCAAGGCTATGTCTCTTTATTGCACGGGGAAACATACCCCGATTGCCCAAACATTAGCCCTTAAGCTCATTTCTCTACTTGCAGAAGAGAAAGAATTGGTTGGTGATGAAGACATGTGGTGGCACGAATGGGTAAGGAGAGAAGACATGAACTTTGTGCGAATTGAAATCCCATTAGAGAATAGACTTTTGTGGGCCGAGAAATTTGGTGTCTCGGTCCAAATGCAACACCACTTTGAAAGGAAGATTGAGAAGGCCAACAATTTCGCTGCGCTCGAGACTGATTTCCGGTTCTTTCCGTTCGTGAATGAGTTCTTGATGTTTGAAGGACCGCTGGCCCCTAAGGTCAGCGGTCTCAAGAAATGTTAAGAAAGAACGTGAAGGCTGCTCCGGCCAAAAAGGGGAAAAAGGCTAAGCGGAGGACGCCTCAAAGGACTCCAAATCAGGTGGATCTACCACGAGCGTATGGAGCTGGTATGCGGGTGCATGACTCGGGCCGGTCGACGCGTGTTAAGAAGAAAGAGTTCTTATGCAATGTGGGTCCTAATGCCACTGACAGGAATGGCTGTGTCCTGTTTCGTAGTACTGGCAAAGAGTCCAATGGGCTCCTCACGTCCATCGCGGAACTGGGGGGTTCGATCGGGCTGACCAGTGCGTTCCCATGGATTTCTAACGTGGCGAAGTGGTTTGACAAGTTCTACATGCACAACCTAAGTTTTGAGTATGTGCCAACTACTGGAACAATGACAGAGGGTGAGGTTGCCATCGTGCCTAACTATGATCCGTCGCTGAAGAAAGATGTTTCTACCAAGGAAGATCTTTTGGATGCGGCTGATGTGACTAGGGGTGCGGTGTGGCAGAAACAGAAGTGCAAACTCGACCCTAAGAAGATCGGTGGTACGAAATATGTAGGTACTACGAAGAAGGTTGGCGCAGAGGCGAGACAAGAGGAAGTGTGTAGGACTAATGTGGTTGTCACAACAGCAGCCGCTGATGGGGATGCCCCTGTGGGGGAGCTTTGGGTAGAGTATGACGTTACTCTTAGTGAGCCAAAGGGTCTCGGTCAGATTGATGCCGGTGTGCAATACATCGGCGGTACATTCCGGAATGCCAACGGAGGCGTTGGTGACTTTGTTTGGGAGAGTAGTGGACAGGTCTTCGCGACGATGAAATACACGGAGAACACCAGCTACGCAGGAGTCATTTTTGAGTTCCTTGCCCCCGGGATGTATAGATTGGATTGGTTCGAGAAGTACACTGGAACACTTAATGATCTAGCTAGAGTTGATGTCTGGGGGGCTGATGTAGTCAAGAGATATGGCAACAAGGTTGCATATGACGAGACCAGCGCCAGAATAAATTTCGAATGGATCATCGAAGTTCTTGACGACCCCGTAACTGGTGGTGATCGGAACTCTCCTGGACGTCGAACCATGACTCAATATCTCTCGGTAGACACAGAAACCGCCTACAAAGCCGGGATTGTGGTCGGGATCCGCTCTCTTACGCCGATGGAGATGAACAACCTCAAATGGATACAAGAACCGCCTGCTGAGACTGCAGAAGTTCCGCAAAAAGGAGACGTGGTTGACAACCGTAACTCCAAGCATGTCCGGGACCAGCGCAAGAAGCTGGTCTAGGGAGCGTAACTCCCCCCCCACCGAACCTGTCTGGGGGAACCAAACGATGATAAGATACGCCGTAGTGGTACAGTTGGGTGATTAGGGGCTTAAGCTATACGAAAATCCAATCATTACATGAAAGCGGTGGATAGTCATCGGATTTGATGCCTGTAGCGCATACTTTATCACCGAGAACGCAAAAACGCGGGTGAAACCGTCCGGTCGTCATGGGCTATACGGCTAACCCCCCTAATGAGCTCGGGTTAAGAAGAGTGTGTGTGTCCTGGGGAAAAACAATTAAACAACCAAAAACTGGGGGTAGGGCGTCATAAGGCAACTGTGGTGCAGCGAACATCACAAGAAATAAGGTTTCATGGGTAGCCGGGTACTCGAAAGGGTTAACGGTGGCTAAAACAAACATGGGGCCTCAGTGATCTGGGTAGCTTTAGCATGTGGGTACTAGACTTGTGGCCATTCCGCGCATCTCCAAGTGCGGGGGGGTGGAGCGAGCTACAGACCATGTGTGGGGGTGCACCAGTTTGGCGAAACTATGGCATGAATGCCCGGGATCCTCCCGTGATCGAGGTGGGTAGGCGCATGTGCTCTGTGCATGCGACTGAAGCGGCTCATCACCGCGGTTACTTCTTATCCACAAAGTTGACACGCGTGACCCTGCGGAGTGGGTATCTGGTAGAGGCGTATAGCCGCCCGTGCCGATTAATCGGCACCTGGGGGCTTTCGGCGATTGCGTACGGTGGTCGAAAACCATCGCGCACATTCCAGAGGTTTTAGGCGTGGTACCCAAAACGCCATACGCGGCTGAGCCGTGGTACTAGGAAAAGTTGAGG